TCTACATAAGCAGGAAACTTATAGTTATACATTTCTTTTATTTCAGAAGCTCGTTTCTTAAAACTGCTTTTGTGTTTTATTGGATTAGAAAAATCTAATTTCTCAACATCCAAATCCTTCAAATCTATTCCAAGCGTGACAGCTTGGTTATAAAACTTTTGTTTTGCTCTAATGCTCATAATAATTAATATAAAAATCGGGTTAAAAAATATACTGCAATGAATCCAATTGCGTAAACTTGGTACTTCTGTCTTGATAAAAATGTTTTCATAATGTTTTAGTTTAATTGTTTATTTTAAAATCTTTGTAACATATCAGTTTTTATTTGTTGTGGAGTTTTCCAAGTATCAATTGTATATGCTTTTTCAATAACTTCTTTTCCATTATCACCAACAACAATTATAATATCTCTATTTATTTTTTTTGCAAAATCAAGTGTTTGTTTCCAAGTTTTTGATGAATAAATTCCTGTTAGTTTGTAAGTGATGTTAACTTTAGTTTTCATAATTTTTGATTTTTTAGTGATTAATTATATGCAAATATAGTTATTTATAATAAACTACCAAACATTTTTCTAATTATTTTTTATATATCTTTGTTATATGAAGCAGCCACGTGTTTTAATTGAAACAGAATATGATCAGGAATACCGAAATTTCGATTTTGTTATCTCTGATGTGAATGGTTGTTATGTAATCGATAGTGAGACAATGTGCCTAATATTAAATGGAACTGATTTTATATTGGAATTCAATGGGGAGCTTTACGATGAGGTCAAAAAAAATATTGCGATTAGAAACTTAATGGATAAGAACTAAATGCTTGAAGAATTAGCAAAGCGGGATAAAGATTGGCGCAAAATGGCATTTCACATTTGTAAAAGCCATGATACCGCTGATGATATTGTTCAAGATATGTATCTAAAATTTGCTAACTACGATAAAAAGGTCAATGATTTTTATATTTACTTTGCAATTAAGTCAATTTGGCTCGACAAATTAAAGGACAAAAAAACAAAAACAGTTGAACTGATTGATAATTGTTATACCTTTGCTGATACTTACGATTTTGAATTAGACGAAATAAAAGAAATAACATTAAAAAAAGTCAAACAATTACCTTTTTTTGAACGTGAGCTTTTAAAAGTAACAACCCAAGAGATGAGCCAACGAGAACTATCTCGACAAACCGGTATAAATCTTTTAGTAATTCAGAAAACGGTAAAAAAAACAAAAGAACAACTATGGGAAGACGTAAAAAAATTACAGGAGCGGGAGATATAATTGCAACCATAACCGAAGCAGTAGGAATTGAGCCATGTGATGGCTGCAATAAAAGAAAAGAGAAACTTAACAATCTTTTCCCGATTGGAGCATTGGAATTAGAAGATGATGAGAGAGAATATTTAACCACATTATTCGCATCCAATCCAACGGAATTAAATAAAGAAATGCAACATAAAATCTCAAGCATATATTTTAGATGCTACCGAGTAAAGCCTTTTGATCCTTGCACTAATTGTTCGGGAGTTTGGAAGTCATTTATTAATAAACTAAAGAAATTGTTATAAAGAAATTAACTAATTAATTTATATTAATTATGGATAATAGAGCAAATAATGGCGGACATAGTACAGCAGGGAAAGCCGGAAGGCCATCACAAAGAGATGAATTAAAAGCGATTGATTTAGCAAGTCCACACATTGAAAGTGCATTTAGAACTATTGCAGAAATAATGATTAATCCTGATGAAAATTCAAAAGATAGAATAACAGCAGCGAAAATTCTAATTGAATATGGATGCGGTAAACCAAAAGAAACAGTTGACCAAAATGTAAACATTAATAACTTTGATTTAAAAGATATTATTAAATTTAAGGAGTGATAATATTTTTTATATATTTGTATTTGTATTGTCGCAGATACATTATTAATTTAATAAAATTCCAACTATGAAAAGACTGCGACCTTTGATTAGTTGGTTTTTACTTTTATGGAGATTTGGAAAAATATTAAAGGAAGTTATTATGAAGTTAGTAATTTAGGCAGAGTTAAAAGTTTGCAAAGATATGTTAACACTGCTAATGGTCAAAGGTTAGTTAAGGAAAAAATTTTAAAACAATCTTATGATAAAGATCGTTATTGTATAATATGTTTAAGAATAGAAAAATATAAAAAAACATATAAAATTCATAGGTTAGTAGCTGAAAAATTTTTAATAAAAATAAATGATGATTATGATACTGTAAATCATAAAGACTTTGATAAAAGCAATAATAATTGTAATAATTTAGAGTGGGTTTCAAACATGGCTAATACAAGGCACTACCATAAAAGAGAAAATAAAAAGTGTGTTGGTGTTTCTTATTCAAAACAAAAAGGAAAATATACAGCAAGAATTACTCATAATAATGAAAGAATATATTTAGGGTTATTTAATACAGAAGAAGATGCCATAAAAAGATATTATGATTATGTTTTTGATAATAATTTAAAAATACAAAAATACATTTGATTATATTAAACAAAAAATATTCTAAATTATTTAGTAATAATACTCGTTACTTTATTGTAACAGGAGGCAGAGGTTCGTCAAAATCTTTTGCAGTTGGTACTTTTACCAACCTCTTATCATTTGAGCATGGCCATAAAATATTATTCACTCGTCAAACAATGACAAGTGCGCACCTTTCAATCATACCGGAGTTCCAAGAGAAAATCGATTTGATGCAATTGAATCAATTATTTGAAGTTACTAAATCGGAAATAAGGAATAAGCAATCCAATAGCGAAATAATATTTAAAGGAATAAAAACTTCAAGCGGTGACCAAACTGCAAACCTTAAATCACTCCAGGGAGTTACGACTTGGGTACTCGATGAAGCGGAAGAACTAACTGACGAAAGCACCTTTGATAAAATCAATTTATCCATCCGGCAAAAAGGTAAACAGAACAGGGTTATTCTAATCCTTAACCCAAGCACGAAAGAACATTGGATTTATAAAAAGTTCTTTGAGGAGCGTGGAGTTCAAGAAGGCTTCAATGGGATTAAAGACGATGTAACTTATATACATACTACGTACGAGGATAATCTCGATAACCTGGACCAATCTTTTATAAATGAAATACTGCGCATAAAAGAAACAAATCCGCAAAAGTATAAACACCAAATACTTGGTGGATGGCTTAACAAAGCGGAAGGAGTTGTTTTCAATAATTGGCGAATTGATAATTTTGAAGAAGTAGGAACGGTTATATTCGGACAAGATTTTGGATTTTCTGTAGATCCAACTTCTTTAATAAAAGTATCAATCGATAAATCTAAAAAACGTATTTACGCAAAGGAATATCTATACAAAACATCGTTAACTACAAGCGATATTTATTACGAAAATTTACGCTATTGTAATAAGTCTTTGATTGTAGCCGATAGCGCAGAGCCAAGACTTATTCAAGAATTAAAGAGCAGGGGTTTAAATATAAAAGGAATTAAAAAGCCAACTATAATTGACCGTATTGCTTTGGTGCAAGATTATGAATTAATAGTTGACAGCGAAAGCTCCAACCTAATTAAAGAATTGAATAATTACGTTTGGCACGATAAGAAAAGTCAAACACCTATTGACGATTACAATCACTTACTTGATGCGCTTGGATATGCTGTTTGGGATTTAATCGGTAACTCTCGCAAATCAATATCTGATTTTAGATAAAATCAAAACGCTTTTTTGTCGTTATATTGGTATGAAGATAAACATACCAACAACATTACAGGATATTACACTAAATCAATTTGTAGAGTTTCAAAACTCGGAGCAGACTAATCAGGATTTAGTATCAATCTTTTGTGAGATTGAAAATACAAATGTATTACAGTTAAAAGACTTTCAAGAGATAACTGAAATAGTTACAAACGCTTTAAATAGCGATCCAAATTTTTATCGCAGATTTATTTATAAAGGCATTCACTATGCATTCATTCCAAAGTTAGATAACCTTTCAACTGCTGAATATATTGATTTGGAAATGTATATGGCCAAGCCGGAAACATTTTATAAGGCGATGTCAATATTATATCGACCTGTTGTAAAATATAAACGCAATTGGTTTAAAAAAACAGAGCCTTTTTATGACATCGCTCCATATACCGGAACGAATGAAATATTTAAAGATGCGCCAAGTGAATATTATTTGGGTGCGTGTGCTTTTTTTTTCGCTTTACTGAACGATTGCGAAAAATACATGGTGGATTATTCGATGTCTATTTTGAAAAAGAGCAAACAAGGGAGAGCTTATTTAACGCAAAATGGGGATGGTATGTTAGCATTAGAGCTTTAGCAGAATTGAACCACAAAGAAGAAGAAGAAATATTGGAATATCCAATTACAAAAACGTTAAGGATATTGGAGTTTGAAAAGGAAAAAGCAGAGTGCGCAACTGAAATGATTAAAAAGCATAACAAATGAGAGGATTTTATTTAACGATTGAACTATTAAAAGAATTGCTCCAAGAGGATGTCAATGTTCATACTGTTGTACATGGGTTGAAGTCCGGAATGGATATAAATAAAAAAAATGTATTTCCATTGGCTCATTTGCAAGTTACATCTTCAACTGCTGACAATCAATTTATATCTTTTACGTTTGAGGTTGCTGTGGTTGATTTAAGAAATATAAGTAAAAAGATAGTAACTGATAAATGGTTGCAAAATGATAACGAGTTGGATAATCTTAACACCTGCCATGCTGTTCTAAATAGATTGGTTACAAAGTTAAGACTTCAAAATAATGATGAAAAAATACAACTAAATAACATGCCTGTTTTAACACCTATCATATTTGAAGATATGAACTTGTTGGATGGGTGGCGAACTGAATTAGAATTGATAATTCCTAACAACGAAATCAATGTCTGTTCCTAAAAAGCAAACCGAAATAGCATTAAAGCAATTTATAAATGAAGTTGTTTCAAAGGCACGTACAAATTTAGCAATTAAGGGTAAAAACTCAACAGGTAATTTATCGAGGTCAATTAGTGGCAATTACAAAGTAAGTGCTAACAGCTTTGAGCTTTCATTCTCAATGGAAGATTATGGAACGTTTCAAGACTTGGGAGTTAAGGGTGCAAGGTCAAGTAATAAAGCACCAAACAGTCCATATAAATTTGGAACAGGAACAGCACCGAAAGGAATGTTTAAAACTGCTATCAATGCATGGGTAATTAGAAAAGGAATAGCACCGAGAACAAATGGGAAGTTCGCAAGTAGATCCCAAATGCTTTTCAATATTAGAAGGTCAATATTCAATACAGGATTAAGGCCAAGTTTGTTTTTTACTGATGCCTTTGCAGTTGGATTTAAAGGATTAGACAATACAATATTAGAGGCATACGGATTAGATGCTGAATCGTTTTTAAAATATAGTTTAGAAAATGGGAAAAAGGCTTAATGTAATTTTAGATAGTAACCCTACAAACGGAACGAGTTTTCTCTTTTCTGTTAATGTGGTTAGCGAATATCAAACCAATTATTTTAGTGGTGTTTTTAAAACCACTCCGGTAAATTCAGATGATATATTAATTGGAGTTGATGCTAATGCTTCAGCGACAAACCTATTAACCTATTTACAAGGATTTACAGTTCCCGATTATATTACTTTTACAAGAACTGCTAATATAGTTCATTGTGATGTTGAGCCTGACAATTCAAGCGAAGGGAATATCAATATAAGTTATAGTGGAACTGCCGGTATTACTTATGAAATAATCAACACCAATGTTGAATTGCCATTGACTTATGCTTTAGTAAGAAGCACCTATTCTTTGCGCATAACTCCAAACGTTTTATTTGATACGGTAACAATGGAGTTCTTTGCCTATAGTCCGGATGTAAATACATTGCCAACATTACCGAACTATCAACTATCAAAGCAAGTTGTTCAGTTAGGCCAAAGCACAATATCATTTGACATTAATCACTTAATAAAAGAAAATACAAATCCAAGTATTGATAATTATCTTTTGGCAGGAGTTCAACCAACGCAACCCGATGCTACTTGTTGGGTAAAATATAACGCTTTATGCTTTAATTATAACGACCAAGTTTTTGAAGTTGAGGGAACACTTTTAGCGATGTATGGTTATGGATATTTTAATGAGGGTTTTAATCCGCAATTAACAAGCAAGGTTTTAATTTCTAACAACAATCAAAGACATTTTAGAGATAACGATAATAGACTTTATTTTATAACTGATGGTTTAACTTCTTTGGAGGTTAATGGCGATGCAATTACTATT